GGGTCTTACCTAGACCTGCCTTACCAATTAATCCTAGCCAAATGTTTACTGACTCCCTCCATCCTGTCTTTACCTCGACCTTACAGGCATTACCAATGCAAATTGATATGTACCAAAGTAAGCTGCAACCCATGTAGTCTATAGAATGATTCAAGGTTTTCTGATTTAACAGAATATAATTCTGCAATGATTCAGGGAACACTTCAATTGGAAATATCAACTCCTCCTTTGGTATTTCGATACGCTCAATCTCTACTTTTCTAATCTTGCGTTCTCCGTACCCTGCCTTGTACAATTCCTTGGCTGCTTCAGAGTAATTTCCACTAAAGAACTTCCAAGAGTAGATAGCAAATGGACTAAGGGGAGTCTCATGAGGATAGATTGTTGCCGTGGTAAAAATGTAGCACAACCCAGTATCCTTGTAAATAAATCCGTGCAATGCATCCTTGCTTTCATTCTTGCGTAGAACTATTCGGTCAGATAGGTGCTTAATGGCCGTAAATTCGCCTTGTACGAGGTCAATTACCTTGTTCCTATGGTTGTAGTCATCCCAAGGTGTAAGACCGCTGTAATCGGCTTCTTTTGGACTAATTTCATCTACCCTCTCTTCGTAGTGAAAGTACTTGCATAGATTTATCAACAAGTCACGCTCTTCAGGGGTGATCTCCTGAATCTGCTCATAAGACAAATCGCTTACCTGGTTATCGTAGATGTAGATATATCCACCGGTACCCCTAGTTTCAATCAAGGCTTGAGAATGTCCCTTGAGCGTAGCAAGTTTTCTGTTGCCTTCAACCTTTTCGCATCGGTAGATAATGTGATACCCTGAATTGATAGTCTTGTAGATTACAAATTTTCTAGCGAAGTCATCAATGTAATCAGAGACAAATGCAATAAACTCATTCCAAAATTTTTTACCCTCTTGTACACTAGGGAATACCTTAAGGTCTATGTCTATACATTCAGTACCATAAAATCCAGTTATAATACCATAACCTTTAGTTTTAGACTCTAGCCTTTCTAACTCCGCTTTTTCTATCTTTTTTGTTTGGTATTCCTTCCATAAAATGAGTGGTTTTTTACCTTCTGATATGGGCATTACGCTGAACCCAGCGTTCAATAAATTGATTGCTCTTCCTAAAGTTACGTTCATTGTGTTTTGCAGATGTTTGTAAGAAATGAGGCATTTTTGGCAAAAAGTGTACACTAAGTTTACACTAAGTTTACACTATAGTGTAAACCCCTAAAACCGCTTATACATTAAAATTTGACCGATTTTTGGCACTTTTTTGGCTTAGGTTTACAAGTTTACACTTTTTTTCGTAATGTATTTTTTTTTACCTACTGAAAATTTATTTTTTTTCATTTTTGCCAAAAAGTGTCCATTGTGTTCACTTATTGCGATTGGAGCCAATGGAGACCGATTTTGGTTTACACTTAGGTGTACACTTAGTGTACACTTGTGTACACCCCTTCCCTGATCTTTCTTACCCAGTATTCCACCTGGCCGTAGCTTAAATCTAGCTTATAAGAAATGGTAGCAATTCTACTCCCATCCTCATACATTCGTTGTACTTCTCTAAGATTCTTTATGGTTATTCCTTGTCTTCTACGGAATGTAGTAAGCTTTAGAATCTCACAAATTTGATGGTACTTTAATGTAGTCCGTTCTGCTATTGTTTTATACGGTAGTCCGTTCTTGTACATCTCAATTACATCATCAGCTAATTTTAGATGCGCTCCTGTATTCTTTGCACGTTCATTAGTCTTGAGATAGTCCTTGTAGATATAATTGTTTACAACGTGCTTAGATACACCCATGATGGTGGCTATGTTCTTATTAAGAATCTTTAGCTTATACAACCGTACTATTTCTGTTTTCTGATCCTGTGTTAGTGATGTCATTTTTTATAAGTTTCTTGGTAATAAACATATCCTCCTCTGTAAACATTATTGTCACCAGCAAGGAATCCTGATGTGTGAGCTTCTGCTATTTGATGTTCTTCCATCTGCTTAGCTTGCTCAAACCATTCCAAGAAGTAATGCATCTGTTTAGGAGTAATATCTAAAGACATTACTTTCGTGGCAAACATTTCTACTGCTGTGTTTTTCATATTGGTATTATCGTATAATCCTGACTTCTCATCTGCTTTCATAATTTCAACAATTAATTCTCGTTGGTTTTTCTTGTCTGTCATTTAACTATTTCTTTAAGTTGATTCCAAACTGATTCTGCATTCTCTCCCCAATAGTACTCACATTTACCATCCTTTATTGGTGCTTTCATAAAGTAGGATTGATAGTCACTAGGCTTAGCTGTAAATCGGTAGCACTTCTCTTTCTGGGGACAATCTGTCCCCACGCACATCGTTATATCTGGACTCATGACATCATCTCTTTAACAAACTCCCGAGCTTCCAATACTTTCTCCTTAGCCTTCTCAATTACTTCAGGATTATACTCAATATCAAACTCCTTAATCCTGTAGGCATTATCTACCTCAGCATAGCTTACAGGTTCCTCATAAGTCAAGTACTCAGGAGTATCCTGCAAAGTGTAAACCAACTTAGCCTTTTTTAAGCCTGTCAGGTGCATATAAACCTGGAGTTGATAGTAGTACCCCATGTCAGGCTCTTGGTCGAACAGAGGGAAAGTATAGCAGTCCCAGGAGGTCTTGAAGTCATAGACTATACCCTCGTGCATACAGTCGGGAGTACCGGTGAAGAAATCATCTTCAAAGTTGTCCAGATTTTTAATCATAAAACTCTGATCCTTGGCAATAGAATAGAACTCAATCGCCATATCCTCTAAAGCCAATCCCTTCTGGATGTACTTAGATTTAATCTGCTTTTTTACTCCGTAAATCTGCTCTTTTACCCAATCTTCGATGTAGCTCTTAGCTGTCTGAGATAAAGTTTCTGATTTTGACCTAGCGTTAGTCATCAACTGACCTAGGGCACTTGCTCCACTTTGGATGCTTAGGACTTAATTCCTCCTTTTTTGCGCCATGGTCATTTGTAGTATCAGGGTCTTTCGTATCATCGATTAACAGGAGACCTGAGAGTGCATACTTCCGAGAGTAACTGGCGGAGCTACCGAAGGACTGAGCTATATCCATACCCTTGCGGTTGATGTCAATACCTGCCTGCGCAGTAACTGCTCTGCCCTCTGTTCTGCCTTCTTTGTCTACCTGAATAGATACGGTACTTTCTACAAATACAATACCTCCTACTTCCTTTATCTCATCCTCAATAGTCAAGGTACATTCGTACTTCAATAGAAGGGGCTTCAATGCCTCTAGGATGTCTTCGCAGCTCCGGTACTTATACTTCCCGAATGCGTTGAACTGATTCTTTGGAGCTTTCAACTCCGACTGGATTGCAATTAATTCTTTCATGTGTTTGTGATTATAAAGATTAAGTTGATAATAATTACGATTGAACATCCGATTAGAAAATCCATGATGAAGTATTTTTCACTATGCTTTTTCACTATGCCTATACCTAAACCTATTAGGTAAGCTGAGGTCAGCATGAGAATGACATACACCCAGGTCATGGCTTCAAGTGTTTATAAGTTTCTAAAGTTTTAATCTCAGCGTATCTGAAATTGAACTGATCCCAATACATCTCGAATGTCATCAGCATCTCATGTTTTACACTATCGGGTAGTTCCCCATAGTTTTCAAGAATCCATTCTTTAATTCTATCCTCTACCATCTTGAATCCATTTAGTAGAAACGAATACTATCCATTGGTTGCCTATCTTCTTAGGTGCTTGCACCCATTCGGCAGGGAATACACCGGAACGAATAATCTGGTGTACTCGGGTTGATTTTTCACTATAGCCTTTGAGTACTCCGTACTCTGTGGCACTCATCATTTCGTAAAGCATTTTCTTACCTCCTGTTCTATTTGTTCAACAATAAATGGGTCTAGCACGGCACAGATAGTACGGTACGCATCAGAGAAAGACTCTGTGAGGTCATCGTATATCTGAAGGTCTAGGGACTTGCCTCTACCGAAGTAGAGATTGAGAACGATTCCGTCATTCTCGAAGGATTCTAGCTCTAAGCTAAATCCAGACTGGTCTAAGCAGTAATGGTGATCTTTTAGCATTGTGGGTGTTTGTTTTAATTATGATGCAATTTACAAAGACTTGTATTAGTTGCAAGGGATTTGTCAATTTTATTTTCCACTATGGGTTCTGTTTTACACTAAGGGTAATTTATTTATTTGATTGGCTGGTTTTATTTTTAAGTAGAAG